GTCAGTAAGTCGGGGGCTGGAAGCATCGCCCATGCCGCCGGTTGCGGTCGCTCCGTTCTCGGGACATCTGGCGTTGAGCTGCAACCTGCGCTTGCCAGAAGCAACATCACGCTCAAGCTGATCGATAATGGCTTTAGCATCTGCCAGTTCTCCAGTGTATTTGGCATCCAGCGCAGCAACGTCGCGCTGACGGGCCTGCATGTCGGTGATGGTGGCGCTAGCCAGGTGGAGGCTGTGCTCCGCCTCATCAGCCCTTTCAGTCTCGCGCTCTGATTTGCCTTTGTAGTGGCTGGCCGCGATAGCCAGTGCGCCAATCAGTACCACGATGAGAACTGGCAGCCAGAGCTTTTTCACCAACGCCAGAACTGCTTCGGCAGTCATTGCGGCTTACTCTGGTTGACCAGGCGGCCTACCACACCGCATGCAGCGATTACCGCAGTGATGGCGCCCATCGTTCCCGGAGGGATTGAAGCTTTGAGGTCCGGCGGCAGCTCCGCCCAGACCGTGGGGATTACCCCAGCCAGCACCAGCGCATGCATGGAGAACCAGCGCCAGGCACTTTTCCAGTCATCAACGAGTTTCATGATTTGACTTCCGCTACGATGCCGCCTGCGGCCTTGAATTTGGCAATGAGGTTGTCGGCCTTATGCTCAAACTGACCGTAACCAGCGCCGGGGAGTGATGCCCAGATGTTGCTGCAGCGGTCGATGGCCTGCCGAACCTGCCCACTGTCAATTAGCGGCAGTGCTCCGCGCTCTTTAATCTGCTGCAGCGCGACCTGGTCCTGCGACGCCGGGGAGAAGTCTTTCAGCCCAAGCTGTTTACGGTATGCATCCCACCACTTCGACAAAAGCTGGTAGCGCCCAGCTGCGGTGGATTTGATACCCAGCTTTGGCAGGTTCACCAGCTTGCGAGGATGGTCGCTGTAATCAGTAAAGAGTGAACCGCCGACGATGACGTCGTACCCTTTGTTTTTGGTGGGCTGACCAAGCTTGTCTGTGCCTTCCGACCAGGCGAGCATGTCCAAAAACGCCCTTCGTTGCTTATTAATTTCCTGCATTTCCTACACCGCCTTTTTATAGTCGTCACCAAAACCAGCGCGCAGATAACCCGGCGCTGATACCAGCCGCCTGCTGAAATTGTGATTGATTCATTAGTGCCTCAGTGTATCGACCAGGCGCGCCACGTTACCCCGTGCCCACAGCACGGCGGCGCAGATAAGTATGTTTGCCAGTACCACCAGCCAGTGGGATGACTCATACAGGCCAAACAGAAATCGGAACGGGATGCTGGCGTACACCAGCACCATGAGATAAGCCAGAACTGATATGCCCGGACGGTGCCGCGCGCTACCTCGCTGGTAGAACATCAGGGCAATAACGATAACGGCGCAAATCACAGCATTGGCCGGCGCAGACGGGTCATTTATCACCACTCGAACCTCCTCCCCTTAATCGGGAAAGTAATCCGAACAGGCTGCTCAGGTCCTGGCTATTGATGAAAGTCAGGACCTTTATAGTGATAGCCGATGCCACCACTGCACCGAGCGCATCTAGCGGTCGGTCTGTATAGCCTGTCCAGGTAGTAAATTTTGAGCCTAATAGTCCAGCGGCCAGGACACCGACAATAAACGATGTCATGAAGTAGGCTATCTGCCTCCCTCGCGTCAGGTTTGCGGTCGTTGCCACATAAAACACCGCGCCGCCGAAGGCACCAAATACCACACCAAAATCGGTGTGAGTGATAACGCCATACACGATGGAACCAATTAACCCACCTCCCAAAATCAGGCCGGTACCAGTTAAAGGATCGGACATTGAGCCCCCTCTTATTGCTGTGAGTTCCTCTCAGTTGAGGGGAATAAATTAGCCTGCCTATTCCACAGGCTGTATGGAAAAGGCCCACCGATGTGGGCCTTTTGTTATTACTACATCCAGCGCTGCCAGAAAACGAACACGGCTAACCCCAGCAAGAACCACGTCCACAACCACTTCATAAAATCTCCTTCCTTCTAACGGTAAAAGTAACTTTTGCTTCGTGCCCTGTAATTATCTCAGGGTCGCTGGCGAAAAATTTCCGTTAAGAGGACCGTTCTGCTGTTTCAGCGAATTTTTTTTAAAAGTCACTTTTGACACTCTGTCAAAGGCACCCGAAGATGCCTTTTGCACAGTGTTATTCACTGGACCTAATTAACGGCCAGAGTAAAGCAATTACTCCGGCCACCAGCACGCCATCAGCAAGGATGGACATAATTTTGCTGGTGAAGTCGATGGCAACCACCAGGAACAACAAAACCCCGGCGGCCACCCAGCGAAGTTTACCAATCACAGGTACTGATCCAGTGGAAGCTGCAGCGCCTGAGCGATTTTCTTCAACTGCTTCTCTTCGTCTTCACCGATACCTTCGTTATCAGCAACATCGAGGCACAGGCAAAGAACATCAACAGCGTCATTTGTACCCGCAACATCAGCCAGTTCACGTAGCGCCTGAGCGTTAGCAGAACGTGGTGATGCTTCGTAACGAGCACGAATATTGCTGCTCATTTGTGCGATCTCACCGGCGAACGGCGCGAAGGCTGGCAGCGCCGAAATGGTTTTTTCCAGCGTGGCGATTTCTTTCGCATCGCAGGTACCATCGGCATACGCAATGGAGTAAGCGCCCCATACAGTCGCCTCAACCGCATCGCGATTTTCCATTTTCTTAACTTCAACAACGGCTTTACGTGCTTTCTTTTTGAAGATACCAAACATAGTGACTTTCCTTTTAGCGGGTGAGCCAGCGCTCAGGAATGATCAGCCCACAGAGATAGTCACACTGACTATTCCCTATGGCTCACCCCTGAAAGGCTCTGTGGTTAAATAGCGCCGAGCGTGGCGCAGATATGAAAAAGCCCCAATAATAAGGGGCTTATTTACATGCAACCGATTTATTTAAAAAACACTACTTAACAGATAGATAGAAACAATAACAAATAGAACAATCGCTAGGCCATCATCGAAACCGTTACTGCTCATTAAACCTCCTGAGTTTTAGCTAAACGCCAGGGGGATCATCTCACGCTCATTTGCCCTTTTTCCCAGGTTAACGGGCCTGTTTTTTTGAAAAAAAATCAAAAACGCTACGCAAAAGTGACTTTTAAAAAAGGCAGGCTCTCTACCTGCTGAGCTAAACCAGCAAATTCTTGCCACTTCCCGGAGTGGCCACGCTCATGCCCTTGAGTCGCTGTCGCATCATCGCCGCTAATAACCGGTGCGCGTTTGGCATTCACGCTGCCTTACCGGCATACCATTCTTCCTAATTAACCCTAACCAGCGGTATGTCGCAGTTCGGACCTGCGTCTGGCTCTCTCAAGGAGACTCGGGGCCACATCATGACTGTGGCTTCTTTAGGCGGTCTGACCGCTTTACTGCTTCATTTTCGCCACCCACTCTCGCCAGCGAGCATCCCTAACCTCAGGGCTCAGGCGCTGATCTTCAAAATGGTTAGCCAAGGAAAAAGAATCTGGCAATAACGCCCATGCAACATAGAATTCGTGGGGCTCAAATTCATCGCCAGCAAACTGATAAGCGCCAACATGGTATACCTCGCCATCTTCCTCAAGCGCAATAATGTGAGCGATATGCCAGCCATCACAGGGATTCAGGAGGATTACCCAGCGGCCTTCAAGGTCTTTGGTTAGCTTTTCGCTTGCTGGTCTGAAGATAAGGGTTTCTGTTATCTGCTGGGACATTTCAGGCTCCAGAAACGACAAAAACCCCGCCGGAGCGAGGTTTTGATGATTAAGCTGTGTGTCTAAGTGACCACTCTTAACAGGTTACGATAGTTTTTGCGTACGCGTTAGCTTTACTATATGTTTCAATATATGAAATTTCTTGCTCACAGTTTCATTACACAGCAAACCATATATAAACTAATAATTTCAAGGTGATATTTATATGAGCGGATTCGCTTGTCAGGAATGCGGAAATGTTATAGACGACATCGAACAGAACTGCGAAGTTTGTGGCACAAGTCCCAATGTCGCAAGAATCGGAAACCAAAATTTCATGGTTGTCAATGCAATCACCGCTCATCTTGAGAAGGAGAAACTTTTTGATTATACAATTGGTCAGTTGTGGGATCTTACGACTCCAGTTGCTACGGAATTCATCACTAGAATTGAAAAAAAATTCCGACGGAAAAATAAATTCCATAACTATTTAGTCAAAGACAATCTTCCTAATTCAATACCTACGTTGCTATCAAAATTTAACGCAGGGACAATTATTTTTGAAAGCTTTTGCCAGACTGTAATGAACAAGCTAAAACTAAACTCTAATAACGAGACAGTTGTTTCGAAATTGGTTGGCGGAACGTTAGTGTTTGTACATTACAAATCTTTAAATGATGCAGATGATTTAGGAAAATTATTAATAGTAATGGTTGATAAACGTAGTGCCTTCGATTTTGAAGAGGGAAGTTTACAGCCTAAACGTCTTAATCCAGTCAATACTGATGCTCTGCGCCAAGCCGCAATGTTTGATCTAACTTTGTTCGATGAAAGTTACCCAGATAACGACGGTCATTCCTATGTCGATTTCATCCAAGGTAAATCCCAAAGTGATGTTTTCAAGGATTCGTTAGGCTGTACTCGAGATGTCGATAACAAGCGAAGTATTAATGAAATCTTTCGTGCTATAGAAGAGTTTGTTTCTTCAAATTCCTTAGGAAGAGCAGTTAGAGAAAATGCAGACATTGCCGTGAGAGATTTTCTTGACATTAAATCTAGAGATACTATTGATAAATCTGTTAGCATTGATGAAGTCCAAGTTGTCATTGATAAATGTTTACCAAAAAAATCAAAATGCAAAGGAACTTTCAAAGATTTTGTCTATGAGAATGAATTTAAAATAGACGCACAATTTGAACCCACTATATACTCTGCAAAACAGGCACTTACAATAAAGCTGACAGATGAAGACAAAAATTTCGAAATTAAAATACTGCGAGGTGCAATTGGGGATGAAAAATCTAACAAACCAGTTATAATAGGCAGTAGAAATAATGAGGTAATCATCCGACTTTCCCCAGACGAATTTAATAAGTTAATAAAATATGCAAATGAACAATAGTGATAATTTTGATAGAATCGCTGTTTTAATTTCATCTTCTGATATTACATCAGAAGATGGATTTGTTGTAATCAAATGCCCACAAGCCTACAATAACCATGAAAAATTAAATATACAATCCTTATTCTCTGGAATCGGCTATCTTAAATCCGATAGAATTTTTGTAGGCGATAAAGATATCTGGTTGGATAAGAGAGCAAATTT